CATAGAAACCAAGGCCAGGGAGATACTTGTAATGCGTGAACCAGATGCGCTTCTTCATCAGCTCGTCGTCGTGTATCCAGTTCCGGCGCACTGCCAGCACTTCACGAGACTCTGATTCGACTGTGACGATGTACGGAGGCGCTATGTCCGAGTCTTCGTCCCAGGGCATGTGGTAATCGATGTGGTACTCAAGAATGGTGTAGATCGTGTCGTCGTAATGCTGCTGTGGGCTGCGATCGTCAGCCACGTCCTCCATGTCGTACCTGGAGAAGCTGGTGTTCTTGTCCACCAGGATCTGCGGTGTCGGCTCCAGCCTGGCATCTGCGATAAAGGATCCCGCCGCCTGGGCCCGGAACACATCGTTCTCCGGCATCTCGTACTTGTGACAGTACCGCGGAGCATTTGCCAAGGTCCGCGCATGATACGGGACGATGAAATCCTCGGCAGTCACAAAACGGCTGGTCGTCATGCCGGTGATGGGATCGATGTACACCTTCTTGAAGGCCGAACCTGACAGAGGAAGGTAGAACAGCATCTGATCCGTGGACCAGAAGTATTCTTCATCGGCCTCGGTGAGCTGGTAGTTCATGTAGTCCTCAAGGCGCTCGCCTTGCGCTACCTTCTCCTCGGTCGCTTCACCAACGATGTAAGACTTTACCGGGCCCTGCGGCGGGAAGAACTCCTCGATCGCTCGTGCCTGGAACTGCGTCACCGCTTCAGCGATCAAGGGATGTTGGACAGTGGCCGCGCCTTTGAATGGCACGTCCGAGGCTGGCTCGTCGGTCAGGCCCATGAGCCTGAGTCCATCAGTCAGCCGATTGAAGTGTTCCTCGCGAACCTGCTCATCGATCTCGTAATACTCGATCAGCTCATCCGCGATACCAATACGTTCCTGGGGAGACAGCTCCTCGGCCAGGTTGTCATTCCAGCCCTCCGGAGACTCCTCGTCATGATTGACATCGGCATACTCCGCGATCTCACCCTTCGGGATGACCGAGATGGTGCCATCGTCGTTGTGCCGAATGATGTTCTTCTCGGTGACCTGTTCGGTCTCCGTGAAGGTCGGCATTGGCCGCATAGTTGATAATAGATCTGCTCTGACAGCCATGTCAGGATCCTTTTACTTCACTGGCGGCGAAGATAAGGAAATTCTATCTGAAAGTGATCAACCAGCCAAGCGATGGATAATCCAAACCGCCATTCTTGGTCGAACTACCTCCGGTGCTGGCATGTTCCCACAAAATCTGATCAGGCATCCACTTCCACCAGCGTTCAGGAGTGTGGAAGCCCACATGCAAAGCGAATGTGAGATTGCTGTCCCAGGCCGGCCCCTGATTCTTCCAGTAGGCCGCGCCAAAAGCAATCTCGAACCAGTTCACCTGGAACACCCGCTTCGCATGAATGCCGATGTTGGTCGAGCCGTTACCTCGCGGACAATCGTCCTGGTCACGACATTGCAGCTCGGTGTACAGCCCCAGGCCGATGTCGTACTTGCCGGCGAATCGCTCGACGATGGTGATTGCTGAGCCGTTGTACTTGTTGCCGGCGACAAACATGCTCTCCGGCGCAACCCTCACAAAGGTCTCGGCAGCGCCAGCGTCTTCATGACAGGCAGCCCACAGCAGCAACACCACGAAGCCGGCAATGATCCAGGTGGTTGGCCTCTTGAAGTCCACGCCACGCCATTTCATTTCCGATTGCTCCGCTTGGAAGCCCTGGCGATCTTGCGCCGCCTACGATTCTGGCTTTTGTTCTTTTGGAGCCAGGCGGCATCAACCGAGCCACCTGACCTGAGCTGATTGCGTGACTTGTTGCTGCCCTGCTTAGCCACTAACTTTGTTCTTGACCCAGGTCCCTGCTGCCTTTGCGCCCTTGATGATGAGCCCACCAACCTTGCTCAGGCTGGGGAACAGATTGACCAGCACCAGGCTGGCTACGAATCCTATCGATACATCCCATAGTTGAATATCGAACATGATGTGTCCTCCATACTTACGGCTTAATTAAGCCTGAACTATGCGGCGATCGAATGCTACCTCAATCATCATCGCTGTGAAAGTCTCCGAAGTACCGCTTGTTGAGCCAGCTATTAAACCATCGCTGGCACCACAGCACCTGTTCACGAGTCATGTCCGACCAGATAGCTCGAATATCTGTGCCAGCGAAAGCATCCTCCTCATCCAGACCATCGCTGTAAATAAGAACTACAGTTTTGATGTCGCCACGCTCCGCCTGCTGAAGTGCATGTCGAAGCACTCGCACAGCGTTGTACGCACCAACTGGCAACTCGCGAATCTTTTCCTCTTTCAACACTTTACGCACCATAGAACTTCCTCGGCTGGCTGAATAGCGCCAGCTCATCGTCTTTCTCGTCGTCAGGTAGCGAGATCAGGCCCATGCGCCGGATGTAGGCGAGCAGCATCACCACGCAGTCCACCAGGTCGTCATGCTCACCGACCGGGAAGGTCGCGCACTGGTTGATGACCTCGTAGGCCCAGTTCCTGGGGATGTACCACAGCCGGCCATCCTTGAGGATCTGCGCAACCATGTGAGCCCGGAAGATCTTGTCGTTGGTGCCCGGCTTCACGCCTCGAACTGAGATGCCGGCTCTGCGCAGCTCCTGGAGCAGCGAGTGTCCGCTGGCCTTCTTCTCGATCAGCGTCCAGTCAGGATTCCATTCGGTGTTGTGCCCGATCGCCTCAGTCTTGAGATCCGGGAACTCCACCTTGTCATTGAATCGCTCCAGCAGCAGCGCGTGGACCGTGGTGTCGATCTCCCGGCCTGTCGTTGAATACTCGAACAGGCCCACCGTGATCCTGGCCGAGCAGTCATTCTCCTCATCGGTCTCGAACGCAGTGTCGTACACCGAGATGATCTCGGTGAAATCTGGGTACGGCATCGGCTTGCCGGCATCTGGATGATCCTGCGGGTAGCACCACTGCTGCCACCACTTCTTCTTCAGGATCAGGCCGCCACCGGAGGTCGGATCCTGGTTGAACTGGGCACTGTAGTCCCGAACGGACATTGCCTTGGTCTCGGCCTTCCTCTCCTCGTTGCCAAAGCGTTCCGGATTCAGCAGCTCGCCCTTCTTGGTCCTGGGATCCTCGAAGATCGGGCCCTTACTGGTCTGGTGGCCTACGCCTTTGTTGAAGAAGGTGATGCACTTCCTGGCCGGGTCGAACTCCATCGGCAGCATCAGCACTTCCCATCGCTCATCCTCGGTGGCCAGGATGTGACCAAACAGGTCGGCGTCATGCGATCGTTGCCCGATCAGCACCTTCTGGCCTGTGGTTGGATCATTGAGCCGTGACCGCAGGCTGTTGTCCCAGGTCGAGAGCGTGTTGTGACGGATGGTGTCCGAGTACACGTCCGTCATGTTGTGCGGGTCATCGATGACGATCTTGTCGCCGCCCTCGCCGGTCGCCTTACCCAGGATGGAGCCAGAGATGCGATGGCCGCCATGGTTGTTGACGTAGCGATTCTTCCTGTTGTCCGCGGGATCCAGGTAGAAGGTGCCGCCATACCGTTCCTTGAACCAGGCTGACTCGATCAGCCGGCGAGACTTTACTGCATCTCGGATAGCCAGTTCCTGGGCATAGGAAGCGAACAAGAACTGCACCCCAGGATCCAGCAGCCACTCCCACACTGGCCACAGCACACTCGCGGTCAGGCTCTTGGTCTGCCGCGGTGGGATGTTGATCATGAGATTGCGAATGTCACCGAACGTGACATAGGCGAGGTGATCGCAGATCGCGTCCAGGTGCCAGTTATTTCTGAATGGCTTTGGCTCTACGATCGGCCAAGCTGCCGCAACGAACTCTCTCAGATCTCGCCGTAAGAACTCGGCTTGGGCTTGCGTCAGCGATTCTGCTACTGCTTCCTGGACCGTTAGTGCGTCTGCGACCACCTCAGAAATTCTCTTTGAAATGGGTCAGTAGTAGTTCGTCAATCTGCTCCACCTCGACTGCTATTCCCTCGCCCTCAGAGTTTGATAACCAGAGACTGCCATCTTCACAAACCGTGATTCTCATAGTGCCAAAGCGGATCTCTACTTCGACCACCATTAGAGATTCCCGGCGCTGAGCCCCTTGTACTGCTTCAGCAAAGTCTCCCAGGGCCAGCGCAGATCGAGGACCAGTCCATCCTTGCCATTGTCGAGCTTGGTCAGCCGGCCTGATGTGCTGATGTCCATGCCAGCGTCAGTCTTGGCTGTGAAGCGGATCATGTTGTACTTATTCCTGGGCCAAACATGGAACACGATACCCAGGCAAAGAACTGATTCGCCATCATTATCACGCAGGAAGATCCAGGTATGCGGACGCAATGCCGGCGCATGGAGCTGCTTGCGGTTGGCGATCAGGCGGATCCGAAGCCGCCTGGCTGCCTTCTCCAGGTTTTCTTCGTTGTACTCAGGCATCACATATCGTGCTTGTTGCGATGGTGCGCTGGCCGCTCCCTCGACATATGGGGATTGCCTGGTTTCTTGCCATGCGGATTGCCTGGCTTGTGCTTCTTCTTCGAGCGCCCGGCAACACTCATCGCGATTGCGACAGCTTGATCTTGCGGTCTGCCCGTTTGCACCAGCTCACTGATATTCGAGCTTACAGCCTTGTTACTACTACCCTTTTTGAGTGGCATGCTTGCATCCTCCAGGCGGCAAAGGATAGATGGCTGGATAGTCAGCACTCTGAGGGCAGCGTCTCTCCCTCGTCATCGTGTACCTGATTCTATCGCGCCATACGTCTATGGCTCAGCCACCGTCTGGATATTCTATTCTCCCTGGAGCGGCACATCAAACCAATCGAATCGCAGATACTGGTACGAATACTCCCAGCGTTGCAGGATGCGTAGGGTCTTGCCCTTTTCCTCGTACAGTGTTGGATCGCCGGGACGCAGCACAAAGCGCAGGTCACCTTGCAATGGCGCGATGTTGCCACGCTCCGCTGTCTGTCTGTCAGGATTCTCAGCCATCTTCGTATTTCACCATTGCCTGAGCGTAATGCTCGAAGTCGTTCGGCAAGTTCTTGTCACTGGGGCCCAGCTCCCGATGAATGTTGCGCTCGTAAGCCAGGCAGACACCACCGAGCGGCTGCCAGCCCTGCTCGATATTGTCGAAGACAGCATCAACCAGGGCCCCGCCGTTACAAGCCACGATCACGGTGTAGTCAACAATCTTCTTCATCGCTTGAAAAATGCTTTGAGGGATTTCTTCATCATCCTGTTCGCCCACTCGTAGGACGGGGCCTTGCGACCCTTCTTCGCTGCACTAACCGCTACCGTGTGCATCTTCTCCGCCTCCTCCCAGGTACAACACCGTGTCTGGTAATCGTCGTTATGCTCGCCACCGAAGATCATGGTCTCGAACAATATCGGCGGACCTTCTCCCCAGCCATGGTCAAGGCCCATAAACACCGTGGACACACGAATGCCTTCAACCATGGTCACCCCGACATGCCGGTCTGCGACTTTCATCCACCGACCCCACTTGAGCAGATCTGGCTCCGGCACCGGGATGTGATCCACCAGGATGTACTTGCCGGTGAGATTCTCCAGATCATACTCAAACGACTCGCAATCAAACGGTGCAGGGAACAGCGGTATGACGTTATCGTTCATGCGATGTGCTGGACGCAGTACCAGAAGCTGAGGCCCATATCGCGACACTCGCCCCACTGGAATATCCCCCAGCCTACTGACGCTGCCACCAGCAGCACCAGGCACCAGATCTGAATCTTAATCCAGATCCTATCCGAGGACATCATCTGCCCCTGTTGTGCCGATTGTGGATCCGGTTATAGTTTCGGACGTTCGCTGGATCGCCAGGGACCGCGCCCCGCTTCTCCTCCTCGACTTCCTTGATGATGCGACGAAGGACGACGCTCTCGATGTCTTTCCGTTCAACGATCGATTTATTCTGCTCAGCCATTGGCTATCCTCTACCTAACCACTACCTAACCTGAACGGCCCTGCCAGGTTACCCATAGCCAGTATACGTTGAAGCACCTGGGGCATTGGTGGACCTGCCGGAACTCTCCCGGCCTGTCGTGCCACTGGAGATGACACTGGCAACATTGCATGAGCCCTGGTCTCATGAACCATCGGTACTCCGGGGCGCTACTCCCGAATCCTCACCTCCAGGCGCTTCCTTATTGCAGGCAGGGCACTTACGATTGGCCGGGAAGATCATCATATTGATCTGTGAGTATAGCCATCCACCGACGCATACCAGTCCGTCAGCTCCAGGACATTCACTCATTTCCAGCCTTCCATCCAGTCAGGCTCCAGGTACGCTGGCACCTTGTCGAGGCCACCATACTTCGGCACGATCACCTGGTCGAAGTACACGTTCTTCGCCTCGCGCTGTTCCGCGGTCGGCTTGCGATGGTCGATGCTGCCCTTGGCCAGGATTGTTTCAGCCTGCTCCAGGCTCATCTCGCTCATGCGCGTCGTCGCTTCCTGGCAACCTGTATGGTGCGAACGCTGCCAAGGCTGATGGCCATCCTGGCCTGGAAACTATCGAGCTGCCTGGCGCGTCTCATTTTCTGCGTCGTGGTTCGCTTGTTCCAGTAAATCAACGCCACATCACAGGTTTTACAGACTCCCTCATCTGAGATGTGATGCGTCTTCTCGGTACGAGGGCATAGAACACATCCTTTTAACTTTCTCATCGTCGTTCTCCTATTTTAGAGGTCGCTTGTGCGACCGCTTGTCTTCATTGCATCCTTTATTGGCTTGAACGCCAGCTTCATGGCCCAGTCGATGTGATCGACGCAGATCCAGCACTCCAGTCCGATCATCACTGGAGCCAGCGCGTCACAATCCGGGTGCTGGCAACGCTCTTTGCGCTCCAGCGCGAGTCCTAGTGGCTTATCCATGATCAATGTTTTTCTCCGCTCGCCGGCATGCCAGTGAACTCGACGGTCAAACCGTACTTTTCGGCAATGGCGAAGCGGCCCTTCACCAGCTTGTGCGCTTGGTCGAAAACTGCCTCATCACCGAGCGCCAGTTCGATCGCATCCAGGAGCGTAGCCCAGTCATGAAACAGGCCCTCGAAGTCAACAGGCTCTACCCATGCGACGATGGGCTCATGGCCAAGATCTTTGGTCGCGGCCAACAGCTTCGCCACCTGATCCCTTTCCACACCTTTGAAGATCACATCCATGCCTCCTACTCCTCTCCGATATACTCTCCGCAGTGCGGACAGTCGAATCCTGGCTGCTGTTGTTCAGCGAAATCCAGGATCCCTACCCTGCAAGTGGGGCAAAATGCCACCGGCAAGATTCCTATGTAACCTTCACTCCCGCCCTCCGTGTCGAGATCGAACGGGCCTCCACAAATACTGCACTCGCGAAGCCCAGCCGATGGCCTGTCTTCCAAGTCTCTGACATCTCCCTTGTCAGGCTTGCTTCGTCTTGTCATCGGCAGGCCGCAGCTTCTCGTACTCGTCACCGAACATCTTGCTCAGGCCCTCGTTCAGTCTGAGCCCTGGATCATACGGAATGCTCGCGCCTTCCGGCTTGGCCTGAGCCAGGCCGAAGCCTCCGGTCAGATCATGGTGCGCGGCATCGTGCAGCAGGATCGGATGCTTGATGCTTTTCACCGTTACGCCATCATCGCTCGCCGGCACCGCTGCCAACACAGCAGCACCGATGAAACTCTGAATGAATCCTCGTCTATCCATCGAGATACCTCGCCAGGCCATAGGTCTTGTGCGTGTACACGTTAGCGTGAGCCTTGTCCAACACGTTCCTGGCCGCAATCTCCTTCGTCTGCATCATCGACCTGGCAAGCGCCTTCGCATATCGCTGGCCGAGGTCAATACCGTACTGAGGCTCGTCCATCGTCTCCTCGACGATCTTCCAGCCTTCAGGGAATGGAGCCTCTGCCGGCACCAGTGCCTTCGGTGCCAGGGCCAAAGCCACGGCACCCATTGAGCCAAGCAGGAAGTTACGCCTGTTCATTTTACGTGACCGTCACACTGGCATTCTCGACCGGACCTGGCGGAGTCGTGTCTGGGATGTTGAATGGCAATTCAACCTCAGCACCTCGCTTGTCCTCAAGATCCACGGCAACCAGCCGGCACAGGTAATCACCAGGCGACAGATCAGGAATCAGATGGTCGAGCTTCGGTGGCGGGACAATCTCCAGGGGTGAATAGGGCCCACCGGCAACAGCCAAGGCCACCTCGACATGCTTAACGTCTGCTGGATCCATCGGCAAGCCGCTCGCCCGAACAGTCGGTAATTCCCACCTTGCTGTCGCATCTCCCATTTCGTTCTCCTAATTAGTTGAATCCATTGATAAATTTACGCATTGCGTGTTCTGATCCCAGCTCCCCATTAACCATCATTATGACGCCCAGGGCCATTGCCGGATGGCTTTCGGTATCAGGATGCTTTTTCAAATCGCTACACATCGACGCCATCGCATCGCCCAGTTTGCCGCGATCCACATATTCAAGCGCCCGTTGCTTGCACCACTCAAGATGTTCGGCCCTGGTTTTCGAGACGGTCTGGTGAGCGAATCGTCGTTCCTGGGACTTGGATTGCGGATCAATCATGAATCTCTACGCTCGCATTCTCGACTGGGCCTGGTGGATCCTTCTTGCAGAACCATCCGAACTTTCGACACCACCAGCTACGAGATTTCGACCAGAATCGTCGCCACCATCTCATGAACAGTCAGCTACAACCACTGGAGGTCTGACATTGCCGAACCAGATGACAGCCGCATTCGGCACCGCATAGCGCCCATTGACGGTCTGAGTCGGATCACACGGAGTTCCATTCGGCACCGTGCCCACACCCAGGAACACGTACTTATCCTCCTGCTTCACGATGTCCCAGACCAACAGATTGACAACCGTCAAGTCGCTCGGCGGCATCGGCACCAGCGGCGGAATAAGTTTGCTGACTTCGTTCGAGTGGTCGCTTTCCTGTACCGGATCTGCACTGTTGTAGGCTGTCGTCACGAACCAGTATGTCGTGCCTTCAGTCAGGTTCGGCACCGTGAATGTCGTCGTCGCAGGATCCGCGATGTCGATTGACACCGGATACGGACCTCCCTGCGTTGTACCCAGGTAGATCTTGTAGCCAGCCAGGTCAGTCAGCGGTGAGCCATCGGTATTCTGCGTCGGCGCGGACCAGCTAAGCTCCGCTTCGCCGGCATGCGTCAATTCAGCCATGAACACAAGGCTGAGGATCAGCCCGTACAGCATCAGGACTCTCGATCTGGGGATTCCAGTTGCTACAAACCGTCTCACATCAAAGCCTTTTCTGCGTCGGTGATCTCCCGATAGCTGCGCTCGAACACATCCTTGGGTGACCAGGACTCGTAACCGTCTTCGTACACGACCCTGTAACCAGGATCAGGCTCGATCTTGGTTTTAGGATCTGCCTGTGGCTCAGCCTTGATGATTTTCGTTCCGATGTATGTCTTAACCATGGCGGAATAGCTCCTCTTTGGTGGCGTAGATTGTCGGCACAGCGAAGACTTCAACGTCCATCTCCTCGGTGTAAGTGCTTTGATTCGGTGGCCACATTGGACCAGGCCCTTCGACCTGGAGGGCAGCGAAGCCCTGACTCATTGCGATAACAGAACAAGCCACCATCGCTTCCTCACCACCCGGCTCGACGCTGACTTCCTCGATTATCTCAAGATTGATCTCGCGGACGTTGTTCCAGGGCCATCGCTCATCCTCGGCACACACGAATAATCGATCTGGATCATCCTGGCGCGGACCAACCTGCATCTTTTTCTCGGTCTTGACCAGCGATTCGTATGCTCGGTGCATCAGCTCGCCAGGATCCATCAGCTTCCACGATTCAGGGTCATGGAAGTCGGTCTGCTCAAAGATCTGGACCTCCCAGGGCTTGGCCAGGTCCACTCCGTAGAAGTATTTTTCGGTGGCCTGCTCGTAGCGCCAGGTGCCGGTGTGCAGCAGGGAATCAGGCAGGAACTTTGGAGCCATGCGCGTAGCGATGGCGACTGTGGCCATGGCGCAGGCCAATCCCTCAAAAAACGCTCTCCTGGTGAGCTTCATCTGTGGCTACTACTCCAGAATCCCGGCCTTTCGTTCCAGCTCGTCGAGATACTTCCGACGCTCGGTCACCGGCTTGGGCGCTTCAGTTACCTCGTCAGATGGCTCAGGTGATTCAGCCTCCTCGACTTCCTCCGGCTCCTCGACCTCAGCTTCAGGTTCTGCGTATTGTTCCTCGAATCGTTTGCGTCTTGCCTCTCGCTTCGTGGCGACCTTGCATGAGATCGACGTAGGATCCTCACGACAGATTTCTTTGGCTGATCTGCTCGATGGCATGACTCAACTCACGTCTGCGAGGGGAAGTTACGGACCTTCTGCGACGGTGCCGGCGTAGCCCCAGTCTTCCTGGGTAATTTGCTACGCAGTCGATCAGGATCCTTCTCCGGTGTCTCGAACTCCTTGCACGGCTCGTAAGGAGGATTCTCAATCGCGGGCGTCTGGAAGCCCTTGCCCCTTGGGTCAGTCATGTGCTGTCTCCTTGGTCGGTGGCGGCGACTCGTCCTCATCTGGATCGCGAACAGTGTACTGGAAAGGTCCAACGAAGGGTATCTCGTCAGGTCCGTTCATCTTGATCTCAGGCCAGTCAGCCTCCTCACTGGTCAACACCAGGACGCAGTAATGATTGGCTTGATCGTCAGCATCCTGGATCACCTTCACCACTTTCACATCGGATGGGCAATCAGTCTGCACAAAGTCGTTGTTCTTGGCAGCCAGGATTGCTTCCAGGAGATCGATACCGAACTTAATTTTAGCCAGCTTCATCAGGAGGCTCAAACGCTGGTCGTGATGCCAGGGACATATGAAATAACTCGTCGAGCTTATCAAGCTCATCCTCGCTAACGCTCATGAAACACTTGCCGGCATCGGGCCCTGAGTTCTGCGGCATAATCGCCAGCAAACAGACAGTAGATACCTCGCCACTCTCCACCGCTTCGATGGCCGCCTTCAACTCAATGACAACTCTTTTGATCAGCTCAACAGACATGCAGCCCAGTATCTGGACTTGGGCCGGCTTGTTTTCCAGCTTGCTCTGAATGCGCTTGATGTCCAGGTTGGAAACTCCATCCTGGTTAGGGAGAATAATCTTCATTCCGCAGGTGGTTTTTCCAATGCTGCCGGCAATGTTCCATGCTCGATTGGCGGAGGTGGCTCAAGCGGCGGCAGGCCGGCACGTAACGTCGCCTTCTCTGCTCTGCCCTGATCCTCGGCTGCCCGACTGGCAGCGTTCCTCTCATCGCGCTCGTGGATCTTGACATCGATGGTCGCCTGGTCGTAGCCGATATGCTCAGCGAGCTGTCCCAGCACCGTCTTCTCCAGGTTCTGCTTCAGCTCCATAGCCTTGTTGATCATGGCGAGCCGTTCCGCTCTCTCGTCATTGCTTTTGGCATCGAGACGGTAGGTCATGCCAAACACGATGTTCACTGAAAATTCTACGTCACCACAGTCAATTTTGATGGGCATTTCTTATCCTCCAGGGAGCGGCATAATTCTTCGTGGGCAGCCCAGCATTCGTTTTTGATGTGCTGCTCGCAAGCAGGGCAGATTTCACAATCCTCGCACGACTTCTGCTTCGCGAATGGCTTGCCAATGTAGCACGTACAAACATCAGGGAAGTTTTCCTCGACGGTCTTCTTGCGCCAGGCCAGCCATCGCTCGTGTAACTCCCTCGGTGATCTACGCCTTCGGGAGTTCATGGTAGCCGCACAGGCCACAGAACAGGGTTTTGATGTCGTTCTTGTTGTACGAAGTCCTGCCGCATCTCAGGCACTCGATCGATCGACGATCATCGGATACCAGGAAGGTGATTTCGTTCTCTCTCCACGCGAGCTTCTTCAGAAAAGGGGCTGCCACCTCGCCAAACCATTTCTGAATGCGCGTAATTAACTTTGCC